CCGCATTATCGTCAATAAAGTTTAGACGTAGAAAACGCGCCAGTTTTATTAGTCGCGTCGTTCCAGCCCTTCGCCCACCATGCCTGTTGAGCCTGTGATCCCGCATTGGACGACATTGATTGGGCGAATGTGTTTGCGATCATATAAGTTTCGTTCCACGAATAATCAGCGCCCGCCATGTACGCACCGACAGCGTAATTGGATGCGTCGGTGTGCGGGTGAATAAATGTATCACCGTCGCGCTGGAAATCAAAGCGCCCAGAATGTCCGACATTCCGTCAAGCCCAGTAGACCTTCTGACGCACCCGTTGCATACACTTGATTGAAATCTGCATTGGGGGGAGCAAAAAAAGGCCGACCCGTCGCCGGCTTTGAGGAGTACGGCATCCTTCGGAACGTCATGCACATAATTCGTAATATGATTGACGGGCTCCGCTTTCGGATGATCTGACTTGCCTCAACCGGGCGTTGTCAAGTGAAAGCTAGCATCCGTCGTCGTCGGACTGTGGTTGGAATTGTCTGCGACCTGCGCGGCCCGATCCGGTTTCACATGCGTAGGCGTCCCTGCCCCTCTCGCGCCCTCCGCCGTCGCGAACCGCCCCTGCTCGTCGTGACTTTGATTGTACTTGACGATCCCCGCCGCCTGCCCGAGCCCCAACTCCGCTCGCGCCTCAGCGACAGTCTTGACGCCTGCGCCAACCAGGATCGAGATCGTCTGCGCCTGCTCCAGCGGATCGATCGCGTCGTCGCCGACCCAGTAGAACTCCAGATCGGGCTCGGCGAAACAAGCGCCGATCACCCGGTCCATCGCCATCTTGACCCAGGCCTTCAATGGCACGAGCCCTTCCTGCGTAGCTTGACTGCGAAGCGTCTGCGAGGTCGCGCGATTGACCTGGGACACGAAGGCCGACGCGGGCACGGAGAACGCATAGCAGATCACTCGCGCCAGCCATTCGTCGTACTGATCCTTCAGCGGCGGTTGCCGCGTTTCTGTCAGCTTGAAATCCGCCGGCATGAATTTGACCATGCGGCGGCGCGCCAGATTGCCGGACATCAGAGCGTCGAAATAATCCTGGAATTGCCGGATCTGATCTACCGTCCATTCCTTCGGCAGCGTAGCGAAGGAGTCCGGCACCGATCCCGTATTGTAGTAGTCCAGCGTGGCCTGTTCGCGCCTCAGCGCGACGTTGATTGTCAGCGCGATCTGCTCGACCGGGGAGAGGCCGTAGAGTCGATGCGAACGTACGTTGCGCGGAATATACAGCAATTCGTCCGAACCAAAGTCGGCGGCCGGCACACCGTGTAGCACCTGCTGATAGGCAGGATTGGGCGGCTCAGGCGAGCGCCCGTCCTCGCCGATCAGCGGCTTGATCGTCGCGCCGTCGACCACGTCCAGCGAGTAGAGCACGCCGGACCGAGAATAGCGCGGATAGATGGAGGCGGCGTCGATGACGAGCATATCCTCGACAATCATTCGCAGCCAGGTCGCGAAATCGTGGCGACGGTCGGGATTGACGAGGAACCCCCGCACACCTTCGGCGCGAGCCGCGGCGTCCGGCTTGGCGCCCGTCAGACGCCCGCGCACCGTCCAGTTCATCGCGGCGATCTGATCCTTGCGCGTCTCGATCACCGCGCGCAGCAGCGGCAGCGAATCGGCGAGCGCGCGCAAATCGCCGAACGACAGCAGACTGTCCGAGCGCGGCGTATAGTTGATGTTGACGCCGAAGGGATAATCCCACTGTCGCCCCTTCACCTCCGGCGGCGCCTGGGGGGCCAGCGGTTGCTGTGGTCCAAACCAGCTCTCGGGCCCGGCGCCCGAGATGACAAACCGCGTCGCGGCCGTCAGGCGCGCGAACAGGCTCGCGGGAATCGGCGTTTCGACGCCCCCTGAAGGCATGTGAGCAATCCTTGGTTGAAATGGTTCAAGGGGCGACGATACGGACGGTCACGACCGCTAGGCCGTCGCCGTCGAGATCGCCGGTGTCGCGCACGGGCACGCCGACGATGCGGCAGTCGTAGACTGCGCCGCCGAGCGTTTGGCGCCCGCGCGCGCTGTCGAGACGTGTGGGCGCGAGCGCCGCATCAAGCGCGTCGAGCGCCTGGTTGATAGCCACCGCGCCGGGTCGCGCGGGATCACGAGCGTCGAAATAGAGAAACAGCTTGGCGTCGAAGGTGCGCCGGGGCGTGGCGAGCGAGGTCCATTGATAGGTCTCGGGACCGGACTCCAGTTGGAACAGTGCAGGCCTCAATGCGGCAGGCACTTCACTCCAGAGTTTCATCCGACGCGAGGCGACGCCCCAGTCATAGGCGGCGGAGACGCGGTCGAACAAGGCGGCGAAGGCAAGTTCCCGGCTCATCAGGCCTCCCAGGCGTGATCGGCGACTGAAGCGAGTTCTGTGACAATCTCATCGCGCATTTCGGCTAGCGATGAGGACAGGTAGGGACGCGCCGGCAAGGTCGAGCCGGGATGCTCGACGCGACGAGCAAAGTGCTGCGCGCCGCCGACGAGGAATGCCAGAACCGAAGCCTTATCGGGTAGAATTTCGTGCGCCGAGGTGCGTCCGCCATATTCCTGAATGGCGGCGTATTTGACGTCGCCAACCGATCCGACCATCGCCGTCATGGCGCCGCCCTCAGTGGTGACGTCAGCGACAATCGACGCCTTCAGCGCGCCCGACCGCGTTTGCAGCACTTCGCCCGAGAGCTTCTCGTCGCGCACCTTTGCGGCGAGTTTCTCTGCGAGCATCCGAACCTTGCTTTCCAGCAAAGCCTGCATGTCGGCTGGCAGAGCCGCCAGGCGCGCACCGAGCGCCTCGGCGCCGTTGAGAGCGGCCAGCATCAAAAGGCCATGCGCTTGTAGGGCGCGATCAACGCCAGGATTGGCGCGGAGATCGCGGCGGTGACGTAGCTTATCGTTTCCTGCCCGCCGAGGGATTTGGAGCTGAGCCCGATGTGATCGGCGGCGCGGAAGCGTTCTGCGGCGAGTTCGGTGGCCGCTTGCACTAAGTCTTGCGGTACGAACCCGTAAGACACAGTCAAAGCCGCGCCGGCGTCGGTGGCGTTGAACCGGTAGGCGCCGGCTGTCACGGCATATTGCCCCGGCGCCGGCGAGGCCGTCATCTTTTGCAGCGCCAGGCCCGACGATGCATATTCGACGCCCAGATCGCTCGCCCAGCACCCAAAAGGCGTTTGAACGGAGATCTGATAAGGCGTGGTTGGGGGGACAACCGCGCTTTCATTGTAGACGCCGTAACCCGCAAGATAGGAGACCACGAGATTTTGCCGCCGCCGCTGGATACGGCGACCGAAAATGTCGAGCGCCTGCGGCCGTCCGGGCGGCGCGACGTCGCCCGGTTGCAGCAACCAGCCAAGCGTGTGCACGGCGCCGACCGCGGGCACGACGAGGCCGTCGAGCAGCACGGACGTCACCTGCGCCACCGGCCAGTTGTTGAGGTAGACACGCTCGCCTTCGAGGTCGATCGTGTCCGCGTAGGCCAACGGCAAGATCGAGGGACGGCTCAGCGCCGCGTAGATCGCCCGGCTCGCCGCGGTGACGAGGCCGGAGAGCATCGCATCGCTGACGCCAGGCGGGCTCGGCAAGCCAAGCCACGCCTTGACGTTGGCTGTTGTCGTCAGGTCGTAGACGGACATATCGACCTCGAAGCGTTTAGCCGTTGCCGATGTTGGTGAGGATGCCGACGCCGAACGGCGCATAGACAGCCAGCACTTCCTCCGAATAGACCCCGTATTCGCGGCGGCGTGTGCGAAGCGGCCAATCGACGCGATAATAGTCGCGCCGCGTCATCACTTCCGCCGTATTGGGAACCTGATTGGACTGGTACCAGACCGGCAACCGCTCGCAATACGCAAGAATGGTGCCCGGCGGCAGATCGGGATGAACCTTGATCGGAATGTCGAAGCCGCCATCGACGCTGTAGGGGTTGTAGTACCAGCGAACAACGCCATTGGCGGTGATCCCGTAAGGCAGGCTGGTATCGGAATTCGCGGAGACATTGTAACGCAACAACGGTCCCGAGGAATTGCTCAGGCATTTGGTGGTGATGTTGCGCTGCTCCTGCGTGTTGACATAGAGCACCGTCGGCGAAATCCGATAGTTGTTCCACATCGACGTCAGCATGTTGTCGATCTCGACAACCGAGCCACGCCCCGAAGACGTAAGATACGTGCCCAACCCCGCTGTGCCCGTTGCCAGCGACTGCACATAGGCGTTGTTGGCGGGGTTGAAGCCGACGTTCAGAAGACCGTCGAAGGCGAGGCCAGGATTGCGCGAGGAATCCGAGGTGATGGTTGAGGCGAGCTGCTGGCCGCTGAGCAGCGGCGCCGCAAAGGTTGCGCTGTTGAGATAGGTGATCGCCTGCAACGCTTCCGAACCGGCTGCGCCGACGAACCAGGCGTAGGCGACCGCGCCATTGACCAGCGAAGCCGTCGCCGAAAGCGTCTGGCCAAGCGTGACGGCCTGGGTTGTATTGACGGACTTGTTGGAGGAACCGCCGTTCAGCGTGTAGGTGTTGCCGTCGTTTCCGGTGATCGTCTTGGTTGTCGCCACGCCCTGAGAAAGGGAAGAGTTGCGATAACCCTCGAATGTCAGTGCGACGACGATCACCGAATAGGTGGCGGCGGGCAGGGTGGCGCCGGTTCCGGCGGCGGACAGGGTCGGCGCCGTTGGCGTGCCTAGCGCGACCGAAACGTTGCCACCGAGCAGCGCGCTCTCCTCCTTGCGCATCGTCTTCTGCAACAGGCGCAGCGTGGCGGTGGAGTTGACGTCTTCAAACCCCTGCGCCGCGGCTTCGGCTTCGAACGTCACCGTATCTTCTTCGCCGAGCGTCACATAGGGCGCCACCATCGGGGTGGCGACATAGCTCATGCTGGCCGTTCGCTGGCCTTCCGGCACCCAACCCATCGAGTCGAATCCGGAGCCCATCAGAGACGAGATGGTGCGCCAGCGGGCGGCGTCGCCGGGATTGGCCCGGCCGACGCGCGGAATCGCGTTCCGCAGCGGTGTAATGATCGGATAGAGGTTCTTGGCCGGCGCCATGAGATCGTAGGCGGACAGGCCGGTAGAGATAGTGACGTTTTTGGCGAGCGACGCCTTCATCAGATCAAGCGTCTCTTGCGTCGTTGCGGCGAGGGACATGGGGGTTCCTGTGGCGTGAGGGGGATGAAATATGTCAACCGGGGCTGGCGCCCCGGGTTCGCGAAATGAGCAATCAGGTTTAGAGTTTCGGTTGGGTGGGATTGGCCAGGCTCACTTTCATCAAAGCCATCGTGCGCTCGTGTTGCGGGAGTTCCGTGAGCGTCTTGACGGCGGCGTCGACGCCGCCGAGTCCAGGCCCGGAGACGCCGTCCCACTCGCGAGAGGCCGCGCGCAGCGCCGCGCGGGCGGGCAGAGGCTGCGCCTCCAGCGAAGCCACGCGCTTGGCGAGCGCGGCAAGCTCGGGGGTCACAAGCCCGAGCGCCTCGCGAAGACGGGAGTTCTCCTCGATCGCCTTCTCCAGTTTCTCGGCCGCGTTCGCGATGGCGAGCGCGGCCTTCGCCAGCGCGTCCCTTCCGGGATCCTGTGACGCCGCAGGAGGCGGCGGCGGCGCTGCGGGCGCTGGCGGATCTTCAAACTTCGGCGCTGCGAAGGCGCGCTTCTCCACGACCCCATCCTTCACGACCTCGAAGGTTGCGTTGGGAAGGCACGGCACGTCGACCAGCGAGATCTCGGTGGGTTCGGCTGTGTAGCGGGTGCAGCCAGTGGACTCGTCGTTCCAGCGTTTCACGTAGCGGCCGCCCTGGCTGAAGCCAGTGTAGACGCCCTCCAGCACCTTTTCCCATTCATCGTCGTCAACGATCTTCGCCGCCACCAGGATGCGGCGGTTGGCGTCGTCGAACGAAATGTCGGTCAGCTTGCCGGCGGCGATGCGACCGTGCATGGCGCGAACGGCGCCCAACGATTTGCCGCCGCTTGCGGCGCGCGTGTCGTCCGACCAGGACTGGAAATAAGGTTTGGTTGTTTGGTAGTCGCAAATCTCGCCCGAGCGATCGGGGCTTTCGGCCGTGGCGACGCCGTGCACCATGCGCGCGTCGACGTCCACTTTGGTGAGAGGCAGGAACAGATCGAGCGTTGACATCAAGGCTCCAGCGAAAACGCGCAAAACCTCGCGACGCCGAAGGGCGCCGGAGGTTTCACGCAGTCAGGATCGAAGGGAGGAGAGAGTTAGGGAGTTGAGAGTTTGACTCCTGGAGAGGGGCGGCGGCTTCCGCCTTCCGCACCATCTCCAACATAAATGACTATAGTGGGAACGGCGTAAGCGGTCAAGAAA